CCAGTATTAAAAAAAATACTGCTGAGGTTTCAGTCCCGATTTTTTAGAACAGTGGGACAAACTTTGTATTTTTAAATATAAAACATGGAGCATATCTTTAAATTAGCATCCTGCGACAAATTTAACCGGTATTGTCAATCAATTACCAGAGGGAATGATGTCTATAAGGATTTAATTAATGATGTGATCATTATTTTATATGATAAAAACATAGATGAAAAGGAAATAGATAACTTAGCTAGAGTTATTGCCTGGAGAGAATTCAATAATAAGTACTCAGATTTCAATAAAAAGTTTGGATTAAAGGAATGCCATCAATTAACTGATAACATAATTGAGGCCGAGGAAGATAACATTGATGAACAGCACTGCATTGCTATTAATGTAATTGATAAGGATTTATACAAATCTATAGCAGATGATATTTTTCCATTTCAATATGATGTTTTTAAACAATATCAGAAACTAAAAACAATTAGGGCCGTATCAGCTTACTATAATATACCAAGGAGCACAATACATCGTTGGATTAAAGACTACAGAGAAAGAATAACTAATAAGATAAATAACTATGAGTCCATTAAATGAGGAACAATACAACCTACTGAATGAAAAATACTCAGTAGCAATTGAATTAGCAAAACAAGGGATGTTAGCAAACGGGATAGATGCATTAATACCTATGTATGAGGAGTTAACAGGTCAAAAGATGAGAACAAACTGCTCAGACTGTAAAATGGATATGATGATACTATTCGTTATCTCAATGAAAGCTTATGAGTACATTCGTAATGTAACTACAACACAAAACATTGAATGGTCTAAGCAGGATGAAGTAATAGAACAAACAAAGAAAAAAAAGAAAAAGAATGCCTAAGCCATTACCTACAGAAAGTAAGTCTGAATACATTGACAGATGTATGGCGGACTCAGAGATGAATAAGAAACACCCTTCATCATCAGAAAGGTATGCTGTTTGTTCTGGTATATTTAAAACAGAACTAGCACTAAAGGAAAAAATATCATTTGATTACGATGGTACATTATCAACTGCTGATGGAAAAAAACTTGCAACTAAACTTATAAGTGCAGGAAATACTCTTTACATTATCTCAGCAAGAAGCGATAAGCAAGGAATGATTGCAACAGCAAAGGAGGTCGGGATACCTTTAAGTAGAATTCATGCTACTGGGAGTAATAAAGCAAAGATTGAAAAAATAAATGAATTAAACATAAATAAGCACTATGACAATAATAAGTCTGTTGTAGATGTTTTAAAAGGGATAGGAGAAGTATTTTAATGGCAGCACCAAAATATAATTTATATGCATTAGGTAACAACGGAGGAAGAGAAAGAATATTTGAAACACCGGAAGAGTTAGAAGCAAAAGTAATTGAGTACTTTAACTGGTGTGTAGAAACAAAAACCGAGATTGCTAAGAATGGATTGGAATTGTTTATTGGTTTCAATTCAAGAAGTACCTGGTCAAACTACATGAAACGAGAAGAGTATTTGGACATTTTAAATAGGGCGAAAAAAACTGTAATTTATTCCTATGAATTAGATCTAAGAAGTTTTAAGTTCGGAGGTGCTATATTTGCATTAAAGAACTTAGACCCTGATAACTATGTTGATAAAGTAGAAACTGAAAACAAATCTATTATAACAAATGTCTCAGCCACTTTCGGTGCAACTTTACAATCCGCACAAGAATCAAGCAATGATTCATCACTCGATAAAGAATGAGCCTTATAAGTATTATGTTTTAGCTATTGGCCGTCAGTTTGGTAAATCCTTACTGGCAGAGAATCAAGCTTTTGACTGGTTCTTTAATGTACCTAAATGTAAAATAGGTTGGGTGAGTCCAATTTACAAACAATGTAAAAAGGTCTTTGATGAAATGGATAATGCTTTTGCAGGAAACCAGCATGTGTTTAAAGCAAAGAATAAAACAGATTTAACTTTCATCGGGCATAATAATAGTTCGATCAATTTTTATTCAGCTGAAAGGTATGATAATATCCGTGGAGAAACATTTGACTTTCTGATCATGGATGAATTCGCTTTCTATGACTCGGAGGCATGGACTGAAGTATTAAGAGCAACAGTCCTGGTAAGAGGTCAAAAGGTTTTATTCCTTTCAACACCAAAAGGTAAAAACCATTTCCATCGTATACATTCTTTAGGTGGTTCTAATGCCCAATACAAGTCATTTAACATGACATCGTATGACAATCCAATAATCAATCCAGCCGAAATAGATGATGCACGTAATACTCTTCCAGAGCATGTTTTCCGTCAGGAGTACTTAGCAGAGTTTGTAGATGGTGGTTCTGGATTGTTTTTAAATCCAATAACAATAGTTGCTGCTGAGAAAACAAATAGAATGTTTGCAGGTCTCGATATTGGTAGGGCCGATGACTATACGGTCTTATCCGTATTTAATGAGAATGGTGAAATGGTTTATATTGAAAGATGGAATCATTCAAGTTGGTCTTCTATTGTAGATAAAGTAGTTAATAGAATAAATGAATTTGAATGCCATACATTTGTGGAGGTGAACGGGATAGGAGACCCAATATTCGAACAGATACAAAATAAGGTAAATGATTCAAACCTTATACAGCCATTTGTTACTACATCTAAAACTAAACAGGATATCATTGAGCAATTAGTAGTAGCAAATCAAAGCAAAGAGGTGAAGTTCCTGGAATGTGAATGGCTCCTTAAAGAATTAGATCTATTTACTTACGAATACAATCCTAAAACAAAATCAGTTAGGTACTCAGCACCAAGTGGATTTCATGATGATGGTGTAATGGCGACGGCAATAGGATACAATGCATTAAAGAAATTAAAAATGCAAGGAGTTTATCATTATGGTTAAATTGGGACAAACAAAATTAAATTAAATATATTCATATGACCTGGAACAATATCACAATAAGAAAATACATTGCATTAAGTCAGGCAATGAGTGCTAAGTATGAGGATAATGAGCAGATGACATTTGCTATATTGTCAGTACTGCATGATAAACCTAAGGAGTATTTCGAATCTTCTATCCCTGTTACTGAGTTAACTAAGCATATTAAAGACATGCAGTTCATTTACACTAAGGAAACAACAACTGGCTTCCCTACAAGAGTAAAAGTGGGATTAAAAAGGTATAAGATAGAACACAATGTTAGTGAATTAACTTCAGGACAGTACATAGATTTATCAACATACTGTAAAGACCCGGAAACAATTAACAAAAACTACCATAAGATAATAGCTGTTTTAGTTTCTCCTATGGGATTATTTGGAGATAAGTTTAAAAGGAAGATTAAGAAAGCAAAAACACAGGCAGAACTTGAAATGGTTCATCTTAAAATCTGGAAAGAACGCCAAGAACTTTCTGAGGTCTTATTAGATGAACTAACAATGGATAAAGTTTTTCAGATAACTAATTATTTTTTTTTGCTTTATCAGAATTTAATAAAAAGTATTCCGAGTTATTTGGAGAAAAAGAAGAGGATGGCGTTACAGGAACTGAGCCAAGTTCTGGAGGAAGTAGGTTTACAAAACATTGGGGCTGGTTTATTACATTAGATTCAATGACAAACAACAATCCAAAGGATCGAAATTACTATACAAGTATGAACATTAAATCTTTTTTTACCTTATTAAGTTTTTACAAGGACAAACAAGATATGCAAGAAATAGCTTTGAGAAATGCCACGAAGTAAGAGCGAAGTAATATTTTATGATGAGAACTTAGTACCTGAGAGTATTGATGACGTTTTAAATGTACACGCAACACTATGGATTAAAAAATTAAAAGCATCATTAGAATCAAACAATAGAATGGCAAGTGAAAGTCTTGCATCTTCATTGATTCCCGTAATTGATTCGTCACCTAATTATGTTAGTCTAACAATCTTAGGAAACAAGTATGGTAAGTTCGTAGACAAAGGAGTGAGCGGAACGAAGGTAAAGTATACAACGCCTTATTCATATAAAACAAAACAACCTCCCGTAACTGCTATGAAAGAGTTTATTGCTAATCGTGGTATAGTTCCAAAAGAGGGAAACACACCTGAAGCAATAACAAGTTTAGCATACTTAATAGCAAGGTCAATTAAAAGTAGAGGATTGAAACCTACAAACTTTATAAGCGAAGCAATAGGCAAAGATGAGATAGATGCATTAAAAAAAGATATAAGAAACGCA